TTTGTGGAGGTATTGTAGAAAAATGCAGGGTCGATGAAAATGTCGAGGGCGTCAAGCTGCTGGTTAGTAAATCGGTTGGCAACGATCTGAAGCTTCTTGGAAATCTCAGCCTTTCCAGCGGCAAAGAAGAAGTGGGGATCGGGCATCGGGGAGTATGCAAGAAAGGGCTTCTTCCCAGACCAAAAGGGATTAGGACGATTGCGAAATAGGTAGCGACCGTTTCCGACCGTGACCACCCTGTCGATGATTCCATCCGAGGCATACTCCGACGGAACTCTTCCCCACATAGTAAGCATTTCGACGGGACGAGCATACGGGTCAGCGTTACGGGCGGAGTATTCATCTAGCGTTCGGCCCTGGGAGCGCCACGTTTTGAAGTCATCCGTGACAACGGGCGCGGCGACGCCTTCGCGTTCCATGCGGGCGACCTCAGAGGCGTCGAAGATGGTGAAGCCGTCTTCGTCGGGCTGAGCCAGGGCTCGGACCTCGTCCAGGTCCATGTATTCTCGGGTGATAAACCATGACATATTGTCAATTTCACGGATTCCAGGTTCTGGAAAACAGTCGAGGAGATCAAGGATTCTCCAATCTGGTCCATCGAAAGTCGTAATTGACTGTCGTTCTTGAACTGTGACAGTTTGTCCAGAGACAGGGAGGGTATGAGAGCGAGAGATAAGCATTTCCTGCTCTCGATGGTTCCACCCCCACTGGGCGATAGAGGTTCCGTAGAGGTCTGCGGTGAGGAAGAGGTCATAACCCTTCTTGAATGCACCATTGTCCTTCATTTGGGCGCTGATAAGCGCCTCGCGCTTCCGAGCGATGGTCGCGTCGTCGGGACCATAGCCAATGAAACTGACAATCGGCCATGAACCGAAGGAAGTCTGGGTTTTCCTCGCAACGTCGCTCTGGATCGTGGAGAAAATTAGCGGAATTGCGATGTCGTTCTTGTGTGGAGAAAATTTTCCGGAGGTTACGCAACGATAGAGGTCATAGAGTTGGGGGAGCAGCTTTCGGATGCCCGTGAAATACATCTCGGAGTTGGATTTCCGAGAGGCAACCATACGAATGATCTGGTCACGGAACGCAACCGGGTTGTCAGCCCTCTGGATTGTTGGTTGGAGCGGCATCCTTGCCCCTCATTTGGTGCTTTGTTAGATAAAGAAGCGCCCGTTCTACTCTCGCAGGGTCGTCCTTGAACCTGCCGAGTCCGGAGTTGCATCCTGAGCATAGAAGTCCACGAATCTTGCCTGTATTGTGGTCGTGATCCACGCTAAGTCGTCTATATCGGCTCGTCTCTGGATGCCCACAAATAGCGCAGAGACCGTTTTGCGCTCCCAAAAGGGAGTTGAAGTCTTCCAAGGACATATTGTAACGCTTTTTAAGATCGCTGCGAAGCCATATTTCTGGTCTGGCACGATAGATGCGTCGGCTCTTGGCCCGAAGTTTGAGGCGATTACGGGATGCGTAAAGTCGATTGTATGCCCTAACCTTCTCTGGATTCTTCTTCCGCCAACGTTGGACTTCCTTAACATGGCGTTTAGCCCGTTCGGAACCAGGCGGGTACCTCAAGCTTTAATTCCTCCCCATCCTTGTCGATGACGAAGCCCTTCTTCCGAATAAACTCGCAGAGGTCTCGGGTGAGCAATACGTCCGAGAGGCAGTAGTTCACGAGTTCGGCCCATTTTCCTTCGGCGGCGAGAAGGGGAGCATGTTCCCCCGAGCCACTTTTTCCCTCGCCAAGGGTGCTTCGACAAAGAGCGTCAAGGCCATGTCCCTTCCAAGATTTCCCCTCAGCCTCCAATTGACGGCGGACAAGGGAGAAGACATCAACGTGTTCCACCAATCTGGCATTGCGTCCCAGATGGTTCTGAATGAGGGGAATGTCGAACCAGGCCCCATTGAAGGAGACAACAACGTTTGCCCGTTCAAGATGTTCAACGGCATCGGCCAGACTCGAATCGTCGTAAAAGAAGGGGCGAGAGGCTCGGCTGTCCCAGATGCAGAGCATGGAGACTCCGCCGGTTTTCTTGACTGCATCCCATCCTCCGCAGGACTCGACGGAACGTCTGATTTCGAGGTCGAAGTAACAGACGTGGAGGTCCGGTCTGGTCTCGACCACAATCTGTGATGGAAGCCCAGATGCGTGGATTTCCTCGTATTGGTCTGTCCAGAAACGGCCATGGCGGGCATTAGTATGAATGCTCGTCCATTTCGGACCACTGGTCAACCCAGGCTCCGTGGGAGAGGTCATAGATTTGTCTCGCCTCGTCATTGGTGATCCGGCGACCAAGGATTGCATCGCCAGGTTGAACGGGGACTCCACCCTCGTCGATCCCCGAGATGGAAGGGTTAAGCATGGGCTGGTAGACCTCGGGGCAGAAGACATCCGCTGCCGCGTCTGCCCAATCATCATGGGATGAGAAGCCTGCGCGCACCATTTGGGCGACAAGTTTCGTTACTCCTGGTGCTTCACGAACCAGTCGAACGTGTCCGTCAACCCAGAAGCCAGCTGCCTCCGCGATTCGATTATTTTTGCGGTTCCGTGTCCGACCAAGCTGAATGAGTGGAGGCATGACAAGGCCCGCACCGTGAAAGCTGGAGTTAAGCCAGTTGATCCAAGCTCCAGTTTTTCCACCCATTTCGTTCTCGTCAGTGATACAGCGAATACGCTTGCCCTCACGTTTGAATCGCTGACAAAGCTTGATAAGTTCGTCGGTAAAGTCCTCGATGCGCCACTGATTACTTCCGTACCCTTCGAGATAGTAGACATCGCCGGTTCCTCGGGGGTCGTGTCCGAAGATGATGATTACGGATTCGTCTCCCCGCCCCTTTCGTTCGGAGGATTTGAAGGCCGTATCGAGATGGATGGTGTGGAAGAGATAGGAGGGAACGTCGTCCTTCTCAATCCAGAGTTGCTTGACTTGATCGTTCGTCAATGCCATATGCTCGCCTGTGCCGGGTTCGTTTAGCATCTGGGCTGCGAACTCGACGGGACGGGTTTCCTCGTATTTCTTTAGTTCTTCGGTTGGCCAGAGTTCGGGGAAGATCGACTCGCCAGCGGAGTCATAACACTGAAGGAAGTAGACATCCCACTCGCCGTCAGGTTTGACTGCAAATTGCTCGTTAACCGGCTGCATGCCAGTCCAAGAGCGAACGCCCTCTGATGGAAGGTAAGTACCGATGACATCACCATCTCGGTACCGTGTAAGAGATAGCATGAAGAAAGAGTCTGTGCGAAACGCGGGGCGTAGGGAGGCCACCGACTGATTAACCGTATGGAGCCAAGCACCAGATTCCTTGAGCTTCTCTTCTGAGATTGGATCGTCAAATACTCCCCAGTCCGGGTGGTCCCCAGTAATGCCGGTCTCAACCGCCCATACGTCGAAAGATGCTTCAGACCTTGCAATGCTTTTTCGGGCGGCATGGATAAGTTTCGAAGCGGTCCAGGCTCGATCAGGGGCGTACCAGGTGCCAAAAATCCAGGAGAAGTAGGCATACGGATCGTTCCCTTCGAGGATGACTTTGATGGGATTTAAGAAGTCGATGGCCTTGGTTGTGACTTCAGAGCCGATGAAGCTGCTCAGGTTTGGATTCCGGACCTGTGCCCACAAGCTAAGGGCTTTTGTACCCATGACGGTTTTGCCGAAGGAACGGGGGATGATAAGGGCGACTTTTGTACGTTTCTTAATGTTCGCCGCTCGATTTGCTTCCCATGCTCTGACTCGGGCTTCGAGCCAGTCCGCAATGGGCTTATGGAGACGCTTCGTTAGCCAGCGGTCGTTGGGGTGGTCACGCATGTAGAATTCTGCGCCCCAGCCAATTCGGAGGAACCACCAAAAGTTGTCTCGGCAGATGTCGCGCCAGAGTTCGCGCTCGGCTTCGTAGGGCCAGGCGGTCATGCAAGCCTCTGCAAGAAACCGTGGTTTGCGAAGCTGAAGTTCAGGCGATCACAGTTGGGGGTTAACGCCCATCCATGGGTCTCGCCGAGCCAGGCGTCAACGGCCTCCCAGGGGCCGGGGCCACCGAGGGGAGAGGGATGGTTGATGACGGTATCCTCGACAATGAGGTAATGGCCCTTCCGGACGAAGGGAGAGTAGCTTCGGAGTTCTGCTAAGACGTGATCTCGGGAATGGTCGGAGTCCAGGATCACGAAGCAGGAGGAGTCCTCGGGAATACGGCACCGAACGTGGGTCACGATGTCGGGATCGACGGAGTTGCCGAGGACACAGGTGACGTTGGGATGGCTGACTGCGTAGCGTTCCCAGTTTCCCTCGCTGTCGATAGAGATGACATGGCCGTGACCGAGGAGTTGGGTCATGTGAGCGAAGAAGAGGGTCGAGCCACCATGATGCGCGCCGGTTTCGATGATGAAGTCGGGACGGACTTCCGTTAGGAGTTCCTGGTAGAGGAAAAGGTCCATGGGGTTCTTGAGGATCGGCACCCCGAACCAAGTGAGGTTCTGGCACTCGGGGGAGTCAAACCAGGCGAGGGCGGAGGCGTTGTGGACGGCTGAGTTCAGTTGAGGAACCAGTTGATGGTGTCGTGGAGGAAGCCGTTGAAGGCGACCAGGGCGAACGTGGTCCAGAAGAGGATGCCGGTTTCTACGGGCCTTGTCATTTGTCTCGACCTCTCAATAGGGTGAACTTCTTGATGTGGACGATGGGGATGATGTGAGGAGTGCGGCACTCGCCGTTCTCCGGATCGTAGTCGGAGGATAGGCGGACGAATTTCTTTTCTCGGGAGTAGTAGTAGCCGACAGTGCGCATGGGGGCCATGCCGGGCGGATTGGCCTCGTCATTGTCGAGGTAGACGGCGGCGTCGATCCACTCGCATTCGTAGACGAGAGGTGGGTCTTTGGGCTCGGGGAGTCTCAATCCCATTCCTTCTTGGCTAGGGCGAGGGCGGCGGAGTGCACGGTGGGGCCACAGGCAGCGATAAGAAGGGAGAGACGGCTAACTCGATCCTCGATGGAGAGGGGAATACCTGGTCCCAGTTCCTTAGCAGACCCAATTGATTCATCAATTCGATGTAGTTCTCGAATAGCTGAGATTCGAGCTTCGGTACGGGAGTCGTCGGACTCAGCCAGCTTGGTGAGGAGTCGTCGTTTAGATTCCGTGGTGAGAGTGGGGGAGGCAGCGATGACCTCAACTTCAAGCTCCTTCTGGTCCGGGGCTGGCTCGATGGTGTGTCCAGCCTTGTTCCGGCGGCGAGCGTAGGGACGAGGGACATAGCCGTTTTTGATTTTGTATTTGGCGACAAGGTTGATGCTGATTCCGAGGTCTTCGGCAATCACGCGGTTGGAGAGAGCCATCGCGCCGGGATTGGTTTCGAAGAAGGTTTTGAGGCGAGCCCCCTTGGTGGTTTTATAGTCTCTAGAGCGAGGCATGGTCTCCTTAGGGGTGTGATTGAAAACTAGTTCCGCACCGTAAACGGGTTAGAGAACGTGCATTTCTCCGCGCGTGGGGCCGTCCCCCCGTCACCTTGTCCACGCATGCGCCCGCGTCTGTGTGGCATGTCGCAGTGTCGCATCATGTCCTGTCTCGCCGAGCCGAGCACGTCGAGCACCATCCATGTCGCACACGTGGAGACATCTGCTTTCGGAGTCGATCTAGCTAGGGACCTAGCTCCATTAGATCGGGCAAAATGCCCCATGTCAAGGGGAAAATGCACCAAATGCTATTGCGACAGTGTATCAAAACCCCTCCTAACCCCTTATTCTGGCCCAAATGTGTGTCAAATTTGACACAGGCCCGATTCTTGCAAAAGCTTGAATCATCGTTTTCAACGCAGCATCCTAGACGGGGAGGGACCATGCAGAAACTAGCAGACTTCGGCGACAAGGAAACCGCAGTAAAACGCGGCATGGAACTAATTAGCCAAGGCTACGTGGTAGTCATAACCGTGGTAGAGGGATACTTTCCAGGAACATTCCGCTATTTAATATGGGGAACTAAAAATCCGACGGCATTAGTCGGCGGATGGAACAGGAGCTAACTATGAAAACTCTCAATCCGTCCCCCGGCAAGTTCGAAGGGAACTACAGCCAAGCGCTTGCACATGCCGTCTACTCCCGCATCTGCGACGGGTACGCCGACGAAACCGTCGGAGATTGCATGGAACTAGGCTGGATTGCGAATAGGGTCGAGACAGCCCATTACGTCTACATCCTAACCGAAGACGCATCGGGTTTTGTCTCGGTCTCCTACTGGCCGCTAGGCGATCCCCTAGCCAATACCGAATGGCAATCCCTATCCGACGAAGCGGACGCATTCTACTC